GCCAGTTAGTTGTTCTGCAAGGCCTTGCCCGTAGAAGCCGAGAAGACGCTCGGTCCACCGGATAAACACGAACGGAAAGTAAGGCCGCTCGTAGTCTTCGTTGACGAGTGTAGCGCCGTCAATGCAAATGCAGTGGCGACCATCCCCGGAACCTTCACCCGATGGTAGGTGGAACGCCTCAACGCAAATAATTTGATTTGATTCCCGGTGGCCCGAGTTATCATTTTCGGGACTCGGTGCGCTGCGTATTGCATCTTTATACTCCGGGTAAATGTTCTCAAGGACGTTCCTATCAACATACTTTACCTGGAATAACTGACGGGGCTCGCCATAAACCGACTCTCGGTCATCAACAACAATCTCATCGGGAAAAACCCGTTCGCACTTTATTTTTCCGTCATACTCAAAAATCTTCATAATGCCTGTCCCGAAAACACAGGCATCCAAAAACACCCTTGGCATAATGTTGTAGATGTTTGTTGAGTAAAACTGCCCCTCACAAAACTTGTCTAAAAGCTTTGCTTTGCGCTGCATCCGGTAATCACCACCAGAAGTAAGAAAAGTAGCCTTTGGCTTATTCTTGGCAATTTTGGCAGCAACCGTATCGCACATAGACTGAATTACGTTCAGGGTAACTCTGTGCTGCATGCCCACTGAGACTGGGCGAGAATACTGCGAATGGTTTAAGCCTGAGTGGTAATAATTCCCGTAAAGACGCAAATGCTTCAAATTATCGTCTTTGCGGTACTCTTGGTCTTCTTTGATTGCCTCGTAGAGCCCCATTACTTCTTCGTGGGCGTCATCCGCGTATGTCCACCAGTACTTCATCATCTACCCCCTGAAGAATAAAAGAGAAGGTCGTCATCACTAACACCCTCTTCTTCGCTTACTAGGTATTGAGAAGGAATAGCGCTTTCGACCATTTGTCTTTGGTCAAACTCTACCTCAACTCGCCCACCGTGTCTGCTTTCGTACACAATTCGAGTAACACCAAGTGTTTTTGCAAACTCGACTGCTTCTTTTAATTCAGCGTCCATTCTTCGTCCCACCATGATTGAGTGTCCTGAATAGCAAGCGCATTCTCTTGAGATTGCCATATTTTGCTTTCCAAAGACTTGTAATATTCAGGAGTTCCAAGCTTTGGCGGCGCGAGCTCTTCCACGTATGTATAGTGCTTGCTCTCCCGCCAGGCATACAAGCAAGCATCACTTAAATGGTTTTCAAACCGAGAGTCTTCCTTGCGCCGGTCTTCATCCCATTGAAGAAGTTTCCACTCCTCAACAAGCGGTGACTCCTCCTCAACCTGGATATGCCCACACGCCAGATCGGAGTTCATCAGCTCGATATAGCTGTCCTTATTCCGTTTTTCGGCAGCTCTAATTGGGAGAGCCCAGCGCTGGCGGAATTCCTCGACAATCGACTTACCAAGACCACCCGTATCGGCCACAATTGATGTGAACCGATATTGCTCGTTGTAGGCTTGAATTCTTTCAGCAATTTCCGAAGGCAGCATCTTTGTCTGCTTGTAACAGTCCACCACATAGAAATGGGGCAAATCCCGTGAATAAGCGCCAATTACAAAAGCAGTCGCATCTTCGTATCCAAGGTCAACGCCAAGAATGTAATCGAAGTCGTGCTCATGGTGAGGCAGCTCGGTGTAGAAGTTCCTGTCGGGATTGTACTTGTAGACCAGTGAGTCGTCAGAGCGAATCCATTGGCCCTTCCACTCTCGAAGATAAACCGGGTGATTAGCATCCCAGCCCTTCTGGTTCATTCGTTTGTCGAGCCATTCCTGGGCGTGCGGGATGTGGGGGTTGTCTAAAATAGTCCACCCGTGATTGCTGTACCCAAACCGTGGGTCAGTCGTCGCCTTAAAGAACATCCCAGCGCAGGCAGCATTGGGCGTACCAATCATCGCGAGAACACCGTTGTGGTCAATTAGGGCTGGCTCGAGTACTTCCTCTACCAGCTCCTCCATGTGCGCGCCAAAACTGGCAGCTTCATCAAGAATGACGAGGCGATAAGCAGAGCCACGCAACTTATCAATATCAGCTTCATCGTTTGCCCCCGTTAAAACAATCTGGCTTCCGTTTGGAAAAGTGCAGATTAATTCAGAGTTATTAAACGTCATTCCGATATGATATTTCCGGTTCGCCTTTTTCAGCTCAGTCCACATGAGTCGCTTAGCTGAACTGCGCGTTAGACCAATGTATGCCGATAACGAATCCGGGTATTTAGAGGCTGTCTCAATCAAATAATAGCAGCTCGCATAGGTTTTCCCAGCTCGACGCGAGCATAGGGCTGTCTTGAAGGATGCCGGGTCATTAATAAAGGCGAGCTGCTCCTCAAAAAGGTCTTCCTGCCATCGGTAAGACCGCTCTAAGGAGCTGGAGGATTCTTCGCGCAGATCTTTAACGTCCCCAAAACGCTTGTGGAACTGGCGAAGAACCTCCCTGGCATCGTGGCCCTTATGCGGCGGCTTCACTTTGAACCTGCTGCGACTTGCGAGGACGACCCCGCTTTGCCGCTGGCTTCTCCCGCACACGACACCAGGCGATGGAGGTCATAGGGAGCCAATAATCCCCCTTCTGCTCATGCCGAAGCAGAATACCAGGCGTCCCATCGATGCTTTTATGCTTCATCGTATACATGGCCCGGTGCTTCTCGTTCTCGGAACTAACAAAGCTCATGTTTAGGACGCTACGGGCTCCCTCAGTAAGCTGAATCGCTACAATCTCCATTCTTCGCTCTCAATCTTTGATACGCCATCGGGCTGTTGCAAGCTCGGGACATAAAACAGGTTATAGGGTTGCTTAATATCTCGGAAGATAAAACTTCGGTGGCTACAAAGAATAGGCTCGCCCTTAGTGTGCTCGAAGTAGCTCAAAAGGGTTTTTGCTAGCCCAAATTTGCGAAACGCCTCTTTGGTGTAGGAATAATGGATAATTAGGCGACCATTTGCCGTCCTAAGCCCACACATCCACGCAAAAATCAGATTTGGGTCTTCATCGGAGCAGGCAATTACCGTAATTGCGTTTTCCATGAGCCGGGCAATAGTCTGGCGATGTCCCTTGTAGAACAGGGGCTGGAACTGGTCTTTATTTTGGACCCACCAAGAGTCTAACCAGCTCTTATAGACAAAACTGGCGTCTCCGCTGTCTGCGAGACGGATATAAACCGGCAATTTTCCCGAATCTCGCAAAGGGTTATACTTCTCAGACGCCTCGCGGAACTCTTTACGCCCCTGCTGCATTATTCGTCCCCCTCAGCTAGGCGCTTAGTCGCTATTTCTGCCAACTTGATGAGGTCTTCATCGCTCATCGTCTCTAGCTCCGATTTTTCTTTGAGTTGCTGGTCCACACCGACCAGTTGGGCCAATGAGCGAGTCATCTGACCAAATGCCTGAGACTGGTGGCGGTCTAAGCCCCCTCCCGTCTGCGAGGTCCGAAGCATCCGGCGAAGCTCGGAATCGATAACCCCTAAGGCGCACTCCATCACCGCATGGAGGCTTGGGAGGACTTTGATGTCGATGAGCTCGCCCGTATGAGCGTTGATTGGGACTCTAGACCCTTCTGTTTCCAGGTCTTTTTCTGCCAGCTCTAAAATTTCACGACGTTCGAGCTTGCTGCCCTTGGGCCCGCATGCTTCGTCGTACCGAACCTTAAGCCGGTCTCCCATATGAATCTTCTTCGACATAAAAACCCCTGCGACGGTCTTTTCTAGCTGTTGGTCCCTGTCATGAAAATCGTGTAATCGGCGGCTGTTGTCACTGGCGTAATCCCGGCGTCGCTAGAAAAACCATGGGCAACCGTAACCTCTGGCTGAGCAATATCCGTCTTAATTTTACGGATATTGGGCAGCATTAAAATTTTACCAGCAGGAACATAATGGAGCTGCTTCTGGAATAGCTGCACTTTCATATCGGCATCTGTCTCAGCGGTCCCCCATGGCGTACCGGTTGACGTAATCCGGGTATTGCTCGTCCCAATCGAAGAGATCTCGGTGAAATCATTATTGTTACTAGCGTTCGCGCTATAGGTAAGAGCATGGGTAGCCGCGCCAGGGGTATAGACCCCCCGGTAAAAAGCCTGAGATACCGATGAGGTAATATGGCTGCTCGTCACAGCAATATCGCCAGGGTTGGTGTCGGTAGTGAATTCACCAAGGAAAGCGAACACAGTCAAGGCAAGTTCTACGTCAGAACGGTTGTGGAAAATGAAACTATCGATTGTACCAAGAGCCATTAATGAGAGGTTGTAATAATCAGCCCCCTTATAAATGGTGCTCGTACCATCTGTCGTATTGGCCTCTAGCCGACCGTCGATCCGGCGAGTTACTTCATTCGCCCCAGTCTGAGTCGCCTCTCGAAGCAGGACGTGCGGGTCCGAATAATCGGAATTCCGGCTCGAGAGAGCTGAGACAATAGTCTTTGTGTACTCGGTCATGGCGATTCCCCTCGTTGAGCTAAGAATACAGAGGTGAGGAAAATAAAACAACTATCGGTTTTTTTGGGGCCAGAAATAACGCGCTGTGTTAATTCGTGAGATTAATCGAGTGAGTGTCAGGGTATATAAAAATAAAGGGAGGCATCGGCATCGGGGGCACCCCCCCCTCGAAAGCACTTTCAGAGCATTATTCGGCGATATATGGCCCCCACCGAACGGATTTGGGGCAATTAATCCCCCTTGCCCCTGCCGTTGTTGCGCAATGTCGCAATTATTCGGCAATCCGTCGACGACACCGAACGAAAGACAGGCGATAGGCTGGGAGGGACTTACCGGAATTGCGAAAGGCCATTCGGTGAGCCCCCAATTATCCGAATTGCGGCCGCCGGCAATTATTCGGCCATTAATTGCCCAGCCACTTCAGCGGGATTAATTGGGGCAATTATCGCCCACCCACCGCCCAGGAGCGTCAATTATCGGCGGGCCCTATCGCCAAAAGCGCAGAAACCGCGCAATTCGTAGGCGGACACCGAGCTGAACCTATCGCCACCACCTCGGGAGTCATTGTCGCAGGGTCAGATGAGCACGAGAACAGCCCAGGAAGGGCCCTAGAACGTGAAATGGTGCCCTACACCGACAATTATAGGTGTCTCTAGGCTATCGATGTAAGACACCCAACAACGTTGATCCAATCCTAAACCCATCGGAGAGCTTTGGCCAGTGTGTAGATGTGACGCAAAGAGGGGGCCCTCTTAATGGTGCGCGCCGTATTGGCTCGTTTCGGGTGTGTACTTAGTACATAGATATCATCTACACATCTACACGGAGTAGAGTTAAGCCCTCTTAATCGCTGGCCTTTTCTTGTGTGTAGATAGGTTTTGCTTGCTACACGCATCTACACACCTACACCCCCCAGAAGCACAAAAGCCCCGGAATCCGTGAAGATCCCGAGGCTCTGTGTAGCAACGTGTAGATAGCTTTTGCTTCC